TTTTTTTTTTTTTTTTGCTCCATCCCCCCTATAAGCCAATTTAATTTCCCCTAATTTGTCCCCACCACAATTGTAACCTAGTTGGCGCTTTCCCACTGGGCGACTGCTACACCTACAAAAGTAGTACAGTCCTTTGGCCTTCTCCAATTAGGATTAAAATTGTGGCTCAACAAAAGTTGAGATTATGCTGTACCCTCGATCGTACTCCGCGTGGCCTCGGCATATTAAATGGTATAATCAACCTTCTAGCACTGTTGATTATCGGGATGTGATTCTGTGCTAGAGTAGCCAGCCCTAGTTTGCATGATAGCGCCCTCTGACTGGCTCTCTGGCTATACACTACGACTCTCTGGAACCAAAGAGATATTTGAGTGGAGTTGGGTGGGTTGAGACATAGATTGATGTCTACGCTGCTGATTCCTGCTTTATCTCAAAAGCATCATCCCACTCCCAATCCTGTTTGTCTGCTGGCAGAGTTACCTTTTTAGGTTTCTTCTGCTGTTTGGGTTTAGCAGACTGGTCTTGTTTGTCAGGCTTCTTGTCCTTAGTTGGTTTGGTGGGTGGCTCATAGGTCTGGTTAACGACCGTGTTGAGCGCATCCTTAAGTCTCTCATAGTCAGGAGAACCCTCCTTGACTGTGATTGAGTAAGAGAAGGTAAGGGTAATTGCCCCCGCCTGAAAGTTGCTCTCAAGGTGGCCAGCGAAAAGCATTTCCTGAACACCAGGCACATGTCTGGCTAGAGCCATGATGCGAGGATCAGCCATACCCGTCTTCTCAGTGTCTGCAGAGCCGACATTGGCACCAGTACGAGACCGGTTGCCAAATACCTGAGAAATGGTTTTACCCTTGGGTAAAGTCCGCTTGGGAGCTTGATGTTGGGTCTTACGACGTACCGCAGCGGGTGCAGATTGGTCGCGTTTCCTGGGCTGATTGCCTGTGCCTCTGGAGTTAACAGATTGAGATCTTGGGCCACTTCCACGCTCCTGAGGTCTTCCTCTAGCGTTGAAGGGGTCAACTCTGAAACCTTGAGCTGGGCCATCTCCGGTTGGGAATCGGAGAGGTAGCAGCTGATGTTTAGGATTGTTGGGGTTGCGTTTGGCAACATGAGGCTTAATAGAAGTGTCAGCTCCCGAACCCTTAACCCAAGTAACACGAGTGGTTGCTGGGGTATCATTAGGAGGGAGTTCACCATACTTAAGATTTCCTCTGGGACCTGTGCCAGTATAATAAAAGGCATAGGATGGAGGAATCGGAGTACCACCTGGCTTTTGTCTGGTGTAACGCAGCCAGTAGCCATGGTTTTCAGCGGGTTTGATGGCGGAGTTAAGCGGAACTCCATTGCCACGAAACTGAGGATGAGTAGCCTTTTTGTTTTGAGCTTTGAGCACCTGAAACCAAGACGCGTCAGTAGTAGGGACTACTGGTGCGGCCATGATAGATTGGTGTCAAAACTTTAATTTAATTCATCTTCAAGAATGACTTGGAGCGATGGTCGAATGATAAAATCTTTACCATATATGCTACCATATTCAAGCAGTAAAGGCTCACCATTGATAAGAATTTTCCGAGGTAGTATGCTAAATGCAATTGGATTAGCATTAGCAAGAACCACGAGACTGTAAGCAAAACAGCGAGTTTTAACGAGAGGGTCAATAAGCTCAGGAACATCCTCTCTTCGGATGTGCCGCTTATTGCACAATCTATATAAATCTCGCAGCTGCAGATGGCAGTTGCACATTACATATACTTATACAGGCGAGCGTCACCGGCCTTTGAAGTGGTTATGGTGTGAAGTCCAGCGTTTGAAGCGCGGTCACCCTGGTATATCAGAACAGCGAATTCTGGATCGTTGTTTGATTCCACAGGTTTCTTAAAAGTGTAGTGAAAGGTGTCACTTGGTGACACTATCACCATATCCTGTGGCGGATTTCTAACTGATATGCCATTGGCCAGCTCTTGCCCATGTAGCTTGAGCTTGCCATGCTTAACGACTGGTGTGAGAATTGGAGCCATGTGGTCGATGGGAATGCACCTCCATGTACCCATTGGATCCATAATCCCTGCAAGGAGTCTACTCTCAGGTGAGAGTGCCCATGCAGATCTGGTTTTCATTAATAAACGAATTGAGTCATACCAGTACTTGGGCCAGGATATGAAGGTCAGTACGGCAAAAATTATGGACACAATGAAAACTGCGTCCTTCTTAGATGATCTGTCAACTGCGGTCCAAATGGTCACCACTAGGGTGAAGGGTTGGAGCAGCCAAAGCAGAATAAGTTTAATAACATAGATCACACGATTACGCGTGGCATAGCCTCCTTGGAGGATGACGCCAAGCGCCCATATGATCGCAATGAAAACAATAATTTGCCACTCTTCTGCGTCAGACATAGTGAGTGTTTCTAGGAAATTGGTGTACTTTTACAAACTCATCCTCAGGTACGGGGTTCGGCTTGGAGTAGTACACTATAATAGGCCTAACAAGATATGCTGCCCCTAGGTAGCACTTGTAAAATAATTTAACACAAGCTAAGCAAGTGTTAATAAAAAGTAGTGCCACACCAATGCAGATGACAACTAGTATAGCAATAATATATTGTCCAGGGATGGTAACGGCCCAGTCGTCGACTACCATTCCTTAAACTTAAAGGACGGTGTTGGTTGGTCGTCGGTAGACCTTTTCTTCTTAGAGAAAAGGCCAAAACAACCGCCACAACAACCAAAGCAACCACCACAACAACCAGTACAAAGAAAGATTGTTATGAGGATTGTCACAAATGCAATAAGAGCCAGGGCAATGGCAAGCCATATATACCACGGCCATTTAAGGTAAGTTTCCACTCTGTTGAGCCATTCAAGGTCAACTAGAGTATTGTTAAGATTATCAATATAATTTTGTAAACGATCTGCAATCTGTGAGAGGTTTTTAGACCGCTCTTGTAGATCATTAATCTCAACGGTAAGGTTGAGAATAGTGTTGTTATAGATACCAACATCCCACTGAGGAGGTGTTGCTGTAGGTAAATTGTCAATAATATCACTGACTGTTTGATTGACATCTATAACGTCAGGAATAATATTGGGAAGATTAGCAGCGGTGGTGTTATAAAAAGTAACGCTGCAATCAGTTAATTGTATGAAATCAGCTTGCCGGGGCAGTCTGGGTTCATACATATTTCTAGGTGTAACTCTCCAGGAGTTATTAAACTGGTAGAGTATAAGTTGAGGCTGCAATGAGTAGCCTCTGGTATTATCCACACAAATGCCGGCAGAAGCGTTGACACGTGTGAATTTGTTGGGTACAAGCACTGCATGCATGAAAAATATGCCATTTGGTGCAGTCTGTGTAAGTGAGAAGATGTGTGTGCCATTTCCACAGAAACCGTATCTGGACGACTGAGATTTGACACACTCATTAATCTTTTGCTGAGCTAGCAATCGAGATTGTCTAACCTGAGACATCTGATTGAGTAACTGAGTAACATATGCATTAAGTGCAGCCAACCGTCCTGTGATGAGACGGTCAACTTGCTGGTTAGCCTCTACTTCCTCAAGACGGTTGTAAATGTCTTGAATAGAAGTCGAAATTGCTTGAAAATTGTTTGACAGCTGTGCAGTCAGGTGTGATAATGCCTCACCCTGCTGGTTAACAACTGTTTGAATCTTTTTAATAGCAATAGCTACGGTGTTAAGAGCCTCAGAAGTTTGCTGGATGGCATCATTAACAGAAGATAGTGCAAGTGATATATTGCCAACTGCTTGGTTAAATGATTCTGCAAGAATTTTCTGGTTTTCTTGTAGTACATTTGTTTGCAGTGCGACATAATTAAGGCGGGCTTGTACTGCCGTGGCGAATGGTATTGCCGCTGCAGCAGTCAGTCCCCCAAATACCATAGCTCCAGTAAGAGAGCCAGTATACATTGCCATTTTCTCAGCATCAACAACACCAGGTAGAACCATGATGCCATTGTAATACTGGGAACAAACTAAGTCAGCGATGGCCATGTCTCTAGAGCAGGCTTTGTAGTCCTGATCAACAGTGCCAAGGCCACTAGTAACAACTTTATTAAAAAGAAGGTCTTCAATAGCAGATCTGCCACCAAGTCTGGTGGTTAGTATGCTGCTAAAATTGTAGTCACCCTTGAAGTTGGTAATATTAGCCAACTGCAAGGACTGTGTTGATGTTTGAAACATATTTATAATCTCTCTGCTATCCAACTGTGCAGAGGAATGCAGAGCTGCTTCAATGTTAGAGCAAGCTGAGGTGTATTGTGCCAGTAATTGTAGACACCGGCTGTTGCCATTGCATACATACTGAGGACAATCAACTATAACTTGCTCTGATTGAACTTGCAAATACTCCGTCTGAACAGAAAGAGAAAATGCAGATGGTATTTCAACTTCGCCATCGTATAGTGAAACTATGGATGGTCGAGTATTCTGTAATGTGGATGTTCCCGCAATTGCACCATCACTACACACGCTGATGGGTCCATAGGACAAAACAGGCTTGGTGCAGTTGAAGGTGGTGGCATTTGTGGAATAAAAGAAAGTAGGTGTGACAATAGTAGTAGTAAACCTATTATTTTCAGTTGAATTACTGGATGTGATAGCACCGACAACGGTGTTGTTTATCACAATCAGTTGAGAAGGGGTTTCACACGGTAAGACCTGAAGGGTTTTGCCAGTGGTTATATTTTTAAATGCATAAAGCTCACCTGTTGGAGAGGTGAATGCTATGCCATTGTGCAATAAGAGATCTGATGGCTTAATAATGCCAGTGCCAGAGACTCCATAGATAGTGTAGTCAGTGCAGACATCAGTGATTACACTAGAAGTGTCTGTTGCATGTACTGAAGTGGTTCCAGTGTGAGTCTGGCCCTCTACAGCTGTAACATACAAACGCTGCCTTAGCAAGTAATTCCATACGTAGGTAACAATAATTTTCATCTCACAAGCACCAGATTCAGTGCTTAGACAGAATTGAGAGAATGACATGCCATTGTTTACTGCTGACAGGTCAAAACTACAGGTATCAGTGCGCAGATTCATAGTGCAACCTGTACACATAAAGTTAGTTTCAAGCCTGAAGTAAGGCTTAGTGACACAATAGGATGTGTTACCATTGATGGTAACGCTGTCAAGTCTGGCTTCGCCAAAATCCATGTGTGCAGAAATATTTAACTGCACTACTTCAAGCTCAGGGAGCTTAGGTAGTGTAACAATAGTACGTTGCCTAGCTCTAACGGCAGATTTAGGGTCAGAGTAAAACCCATCCTCCACTTCGTGAGAAGAGCGCTGGCATGCTATTGAATCAACTACTGACTTATCACAATAAGTGATTTGCGATATAGTAGTATTGGTAAGTGTTATGAGTGTATCGGTTAGGTTTGCAAGGGCAAAGTGGGCACTATTGGCCGCCAAGTGACCCCGATACAACCTAACATAGTTAACCGTAATAGGTAAAGTACCTAAAAGGTAACCATTAGCATAGAACTGACCAGTACGATAGACCGTAAAGTCAGTTAAATCAGGTGGAAGAATACCTAAGTAGGTGTTATTAGTAAAGCAATAAAGCTCAGAATTAAGTGAGAAGAAGGTAGAGTTGTGTAATGCAGTGGTATAGTTAAACTGCTCACTACAAACAAACACATAATTTTCACCATGCTGGCCAACGACTTCAACAGAGATGTGGTCAGTGGCAGTGAGGTCTAAAATGATACGAACTGCATCATGTGTCTGGTATTTAACCATGGCACCGCCGCAGCTATAGGTTTGTATCTCACTAGGTTGGAGATACATGCTGAGAGTGTGGTTAGTTATTTTAGTAAGACAATTCAGCATGAGTGGTTGATAACTCCGATGAAGGCCATTAATGGGCAAAGTGGAGTTAGTAAGTGGTGAGAAGAGGTTAACGTTCTTAGTGGGGTAGCCAGGAAGAACGCCAACATCAAAATTATTAGCCCGCGAGTAGAGACTGCTGGAATTACTCGTGAGTTTATGTAAGAAGCGATGTGCACCCGGGAAGGTGAGCAAATCGAGTAGATCATCAGCAAACTTTGCTCGAACGAGACAAAGTAAGGTCATAATCAATAGAGCTCTCTGCATTCTGGTGGCCTCACAAGAAGGCGTCCTGATGCAACGAGATAGCGAAGAATAGGCTTCTTCTCTAACTCACGAGCCGAGATAATAGGCGTTGCTTTTAGCTTACAGGCCGTAGCCGGGTTGTCCGCTAAAGGAGAATAGGTTGGTGTCAACGCTATTTCATTGCGCCATTGAATGTAGGAAGCATGTAAGTTAAAACCATTAATGTTTTCCTTAGCATGCCCCAAATAATTAAAACAGCATAGAAATGCTTCTGAAGACGAGGCATTGACTGCTGTGCAAAATAGTTGATAATCATCGAACCAACCCGCAAGTGAGTAGAGTTCGGGTGAGAATGAATGTTCAGTTATCTTAACAAAGATAGAACCACCGAGGGCGAGCCTCTCCTTAACTATCCTTATTAGATTGTCAAAGAAGTGTATGTCATCACAACAGTAGAGGTCAGAAAATATGACGTCTACGTGGTGTGGTGGTATGTAAGTTCTGTAGTCTGTAACTATTATTTGGTTAGCATCTGAAGTGAACTCTCTTATATCAAGGTCAATAAGAACAGTTCCTTCAGGAAACATTTGTTTTATGACTGAAGAACCTGGTGCTGTACCTAGTGCAGATGCAGCCCCAAGGTGTAATACGGTCATATTGTGTGGTACTGCCAACCTATCCTTTTTAACTATGTAGTTGAAAAGTTGTCGGTACTTGATAACATTCTTAACTACTCCAGGCACCCGAGGGGTGTAGGAATGATAATTAGGGATGTCAGCTGGTTGTAAGTCAGTAACCAGTGTTTTGTACACAGATGGCATCTGGTAACCATTGGTAAGTGACTGTAAGATTGGGTAGCAAGTCTTGACTTGCTCATCATGCCAAAGCATGAATCTAACTTGTTGATTGTCAATTGACACAGTGAATACTTTGGATTTACTTGTGTAACTGGCATGTGCTTGTCTTATGATGTCAATGTAGTCATCAAGAAGAACATCAAGAACAGTGCAAACGTTCTTGGAGCTTGCGTTAGGTGAGGTAACAACACAGTTCTGGACTGGGTTGTAAACATGGTTGACAAGCTGATGTTCAAACTTGTTTTTAACTAGTGAGATAAGTGTGTGAGTTCCGCCAATGACTGGACTGGAATCATCACCATAGATAATGTGTTCAACACCCAGGTCCTGCAATTGATATTGTTGAATGAAGGACTGTTGAGCCATCTCAAGGAAGTCTCTTTCCATAGGTGTTTTAGGTATAAACTGCTCAACATTTCTACCCTGTGTACAAGTAGTAGCAAATGTGGTCAGTTGATTGTTATAGCGTACATAGATGTATAGCTCTTCACCGTCAATGGCGAGGCCATTTAGGGTCAGTGCTGTACAAACAAACGGTTCTGTTTTCTTCACCTTAGTTTTGGTGAGGAATACTGCATTAGGAAGTTGGTTAAACTGACTCCAATCTGTTCCGTACCTATCATCACAAAGGACAACATGGGTACTAGGGTCGATGTCAGTATACGTAGATACATTAATAGTGTATTGGAAAATTGTATCATTGTCGAACCACACAGTGAAATTTCTGGTGGCGGTTACGCCTAAACCAGATAACAGCTGTGTAGTTGGCAGTGAACGGGTATGCCTGTTAGTGTAATGTTCAAAGGCCACTGAGACAGGTAAGTTAGTGCGATTGTCAAAGAGTTTGACAAGATTATTGTCGACCTTAGCATATACAGCGTTATTATTAATAACTACATCAAGCTGCCCATCAACGTGAGCATTGCAGTTCTTATAATAACAGTTGTAAGCTAAGTTTTCAAGGTTTTGGAGATTAGTGAAAGTAAGCCAACAGTTATAGACGTTGACATTGCGTGGTATGTAAACATTAAATCCATGGCGAGCCATGAGATTGTATGCATTGATAAACTCTTGGTATTCAAGAGCATGATTTGGACAGAGAGTTTTTCCAGTATTGCACCGGGTGACACAATCTCTGTAGGTAACAACAATAGGCTGTTCACTACTACAATCTGTGGTGGAGTAGTAGATGAGTGGAGCCAAGTTGAGTTTATGTGTAGCATAAGTATGCATCTCAGGGGTGAGAAAAGCATGCTTATTAACATATAGTGCTGAACCATTAGGTCCAATTAAATGCTTCTGCCGATGAGTGTCGTAGCGGCACACAAGGGCGTTAGCAGGGTATGTGTCAACATTACAATTCCAAAACATAGTCAAACCATCGGTGAAACGGGCCTCCATCTCTGGCTTGTACTTTAGTTTTTGAACGTGTTTGACAATGGGTGCTTGATCATAGAAGTGATATTTAACACCAGGTTTGCGCACGATAGGGATACCTTTTGGGTTACCAATATCGTGAACCACCGTGGCTTTGGTTGTAGTGAGTAGTATATTTAAATAATTTGCCTGTACTAAGCGACAGGCCTTGTTAAGTTGTGATTGCTCAGCAGTTACTGGAAATTCAAGGTTCCAGTCAACAGTACTGAACAGTTCATGGATAGCTAAACATACCGTCATGATTGCATCAGCTGATGCAACATGGGCATTAGCATGATATGTGCATACCGCGTCATGGTTGGTGGAAAGCCGTCCCGAGAATCCCCACGTAGCCACGTCGATGAGGAATGGATTGTACACATAATCACATTGTGGAATGGTGAGAGAATGGTGTGCTTTGCAAGCGAACTCAGTTCCATTAGTGAAACAAGCCCGCCTGCCACAAAAGCATTTCTCTTCCATACCTAGTTTGACAAAGTAGCGCATTGTCGCTAGCTCAAGCTGGTGAGCCCAAGTAACAAAGCATATATAATCAGTGTGAGGAGCTACCTCAGCAATGTGAGTAGCAATCTCACGTCGAACAACCTTCCAAGGACGCGCCTGGCGCATGTCCTTCTTAAGGTGACGAAATTGTTCTCCAGGAGGTATTTTGGCAGGGACGGGCTCAGTGCAAGATCCGTGCTCGTTTACCCAAATTCCCTCTGGAGTAACTGAAAAATTCTTTCCGGTACTAAAACCTATTTGCAATGGCAGGTTAGTCCCGGTGTTAGGTTTTATGGCGTGTGCTGCTTCAACGTCTATGCCGATCCAACTCTGAACATAGGTGCGACACGCGTCACGTGTTAGGAACATATTATGATATGCATCAATTTTAAGTGATGGAAGAAACCCAAGTGTGGATACTAGGGTTTTGTATGATATAAGAGTGCCATCGGCAACTCCTACTAATTTAGCAAGTGGCTCCTCACAGCGGTACTCTGCACCACAATCATGCCAGGTCAAAGCATGAGCTGGATGGACGCCATTATACTCATAGCCGCAGCGCTTAAACAGTGGTGTGAGGTTTTTCTCAGCACTCGACTGAAGCTGTGAATCAATAGATTCAAACTGCAAACTATTGTAAAGTTCGTTTGCCTGCCTAAACACCACAAGGATACCTATCTTTGCGCGTGTAAGGGCAACGTTCAAACGAGCCATGTTAAGTGCGTGTGCTGAGTCAGTGGTCACGCAAAAGATAACATAATCATACTCAGAACCTTGAGAAGAGTCAACGGTCTGAGTAGAGAAACCTGCTAAGGATGCTTTCACATTCATAGCATTATATGGAGATATGAAAGTCACGTTATCCCACCGCTTTTGTTGTCTAAATGCGAGTGCGAAACGCAACTGTGCTTCGTTGTAGGCAGATTGTCCCTCATGAGCAACGTCTCCAGGACCAAAGTTCACAATGGTCTTGTAACACTGTCTTGAGTTCGGTTTCGCCGCTTTTAGTTTGTTATCGTAGACAAGTTTAGACACTGTCTCAACGATTTCACGTGGGCATCTGTAGCACATGTCGAGCATAACATCCGCTCCTGCATGTACCATTATATCAGTAACTACGTTATAGTCAGCTGGCGAAAGCTGGCCAGACGTAAGCATAGTTCTAGGTGAAGGTAACTGATAAGGATCACCAACATACACAATGTGATTGTAAACCAAACGAGCATTCACAGAGGAAAGCTCATAATTGGTCAACATAGAAACCTCATCTACAACTACAATGTCACACTTAATGTCAGGTAAGGCATTGATAGTCGAGAAGATATACTGTGCAGTTGTGTTATTTACGACAAACTCCTGAAAGCACTCAACAGTTGTACGTGTGGGTACGATACGACTGCATTGGCCTACAGGTATTGTCTTGAAAGCTTTTTCACAGAGTGCATCGATTGCTGCATGCGAAGACGCAGTGTAGCAAATACGTGCACTAGGAAAGTACTTAGCCAAACCAATAGCAAAGGTTGACTTACCTGTGCCTGGTGGACCTAATACTGTTGTAACCCTCTGCATAGCTATCTCATTATATGACTTAAAATGTTGCACATAATAAGACGCACCAACAGAGTCGGGTAAAAGTGATTTTCTGACATATGTTGTCTGCGTTAGCACAGGGGGTGCTGAGAGCGGTGTGACAACATGTGCCATTAAGACTAGAACATCACCTGTTTGGAGTTTGTAGGTAGATGTTCCTCTGTAAGTATAAGTGTCACTGCCATCTGTTTTAGCAAGAATGTAATCACCAACTTGGGTTTTTCCATTCTTGTTAAAATGGTAGCCAGTGAAAATGTGGTTCTTCGTTATGGGTGGCGGCTTTTTACCCTGTTCCCATAGAAGTTTAATGAAGCGTTGGTCATACACATCCTTGACGGTTGCGGTAGCATATGACTTCTTGATAGACTCCTCGAGTGCCTTAATGGTTTCAGCAGCGAAGAGCATAAGTGATAAAGGTGCACGATTGGCCTTCTGATAAGGTTCAATAGTGTCATAGTTAGATGTAGCAAGCTCGTTAAAGAGGTCTATGTCATCACTACCACGGGCAGTGTGGCGATAGATACCAAAAACAGAACCATTAGCTACAATGGGTATGCACAGCGTGGGTTTGTGATTCTCACAATAAATCGCAGTGCCAGAAATGAAAAGTTTTTCAACATTGTCCTCATTGCAATTCTCAACACTACAAATGTAGTTGTTGATAGCAATGATACGTTTATGTGTAGTCTGCGTAACATGCTGGTAGGCACAGACGCAACAAAGTAGTGGTCGACGAATGCAATCACCACAGCGCAGTATAGTGGGTGAATTACACACCACACAAACACCGCTGGCCTGTAGTGTAGGACTTTGCTCATACATCTGAGCATAAAAGGCCTCATTCATAAAGTTATTTACATACGACATGTCAGTGAGTGATTGGAAAGCATCAAGGATACCGTCCTGTAACTCCTGAGCAAGAACACGTATGTAGTCTAGTAACAAATAAAAGACTTTACCCTTAATAGGGTCAACCTTGGTGAGGGGATATGCATCAATTGCAAGTGAGATGTAACGTTCAAGGTTCTGAACGGGGTCAGCCTTGTTAACGTCATCCACAAAGATGCATGCACCCAGAATGCGAGAGACATCTGGGTAAGGTAAGTAGTAAGGTTTACCATCATGCTCTGCTAACACAGTATGCTGTGAGCAAAATTCATGAGGGCCAACATTCATGTCAGTTTCTGTCCAACACTTTGAGTCTGCCATGTAAACATTGTTTTGGTAAAACAAAATGTCTCGGAAACCATCAAGATCAGCAACAGCTCCAGCCTTTGCAACGGCTGAGTCTATGCATGCGACACCATCATCAGACAATATCATAAGTCCAAAGTAACTTTGGAGATGCTGGTAGAATCTATTGATGACGGTGATATCATTAGAGTCACCACGATAAATATCTTCATAAAGACTACGATGCAAGTCCGCAATGTCCTTATTAAGATGTGTCGTGGTGGAAGTTGATAAGAAGGTGGCTACATTAGCAGAAACCACCTGTAAGATGTTAAATACCGAGTTGGCATAAGCTGTGGTTGCATCACCACTGCTAGTGCCACCTGGTTTTACATAGAGGTTGTTACCAGAGACTACCACTTCAGATAGTACTTGGCAACATTCATTAGCCAAACGGTAGAATCGCTGGCTTTGGTTACAGCAAGTGTGTTTTCGTGCTAGCAAGCACGAAGCGGCAATGCGCAGCATGTTTGGCATAGAACGATCACACTTAGGGTAATCCCAACCCACTAAAATGGGATTGTTGATATTACACATCAGTCGTCGTAACATGTTGTCCCAACCACCATAGAATTTGGTTGTTCCAATCACGATGGTCTGATTGCGTGCAAGTGAAATAGATTTCAGCATCTTTTGATGGTACTGCCTGTTAGTCATGGTGCTAATTATAGACACTCCTGCCACAGTGCGAGCACGATCCTTGGCTGAAATTGCATACTTAAGGTTCATCTGAGTGAGTGTAGGCAAAACATTGCGTTTTGTATACTCAAACAGTTGATTTTGCTCGGCATGGGTCATGTCGTAATAGTTACGAGCCTTACCTAGCTTGTTAAAGGGGTAGCCCGCTGACTTGTCCAAATTAGAGACCACAACTGACTGTGCATTAATACATCCACCTTCGTAGGGCTCAAGATACTTATCTGCCACCTCAAGGCAAAATAAGAACATCTTGATATCTACCATCGTGGGGGTATTATACCTGTAGTAGCTGTAGTCTGTGATAGCCGCTTCACCATCCTGCATATAGTAGAAGTGGCGAATGTCTATTCCAAGTTGGTCTAATAGGTTACTATCAAGCAAATGCTTGTAGAAGTGTTGATTAAAATGCCCGGGCTTGACTGACTGTTTAGCAATTCCGCTAGACATAGTAGCCAAGGTCTGACAAGGAGTTCTTAAATCTACACACTTGTCTGAGACACTTGCAATGGTGGTGGGATCACCAACCAATCGCAATAGAGTGTTTAGATTAATATTTGCCATGTGTGTGGTAACGTCCTGGTTAAGGACTATACCAAGTTCTTTCAAGTGTACACCCACTGTCTGGACCACAAGGTGGCCATCAACAGTAGCTCTTGAACAAAGATTGCCAAATGCCGTATTAGGTATACACATAGCAAACAACACATTGAAGTTCGCACAGTGCAATACGCAACGGTCATCTGGACATTCAACAGTGTTAGGATGGTAAGGACGGTCCCAGTACTTAAAATACTTCTCGAACAAGCCAAGCTTGAAGTCCGTGAAGTCATACTGAAATCCATCATACTCAAGTGGGTTGCCATCACTATCCATACACTCACACTTTAACATGTGAGTCATGGACATAATGGGCATTAAATAAGAATAATAGGATGCTAAGTCCACACATCCATTACCTGGTTGTGTAATAATAAAATCTCCAAAGTCATAGATCTGACCCAGGAGGTCTTGATTGTCGGGTGTTAATATGCCAACAAGACCAGCGTCTATACAGGCACTAGCAAACTTATTGGCATTAAGAACACAACGGTTAAGAATATCTCCAAGTTTATGGAACTCCTTGTAAAAGGATGGGTTCTCAATTGGATCAAACCAATTTTCCCCAAACCAATCTTCAGGGGTTCCGCACATGGTGATCAAAATTTCTTGAATAACATCCTTAGATGTTGACAAATGACGTAGAGCATAAGCCAAGTCCAGGAGTGTATATTTAGTCAAATACTGGCGATTGACATTAGGTATCTTGTCAAACTTGAAGAACTCAGTTTTGGCAAGGACACCAAATGTATCATCAGTAGTATAAAGCTCTGTACTAAGAGCGTTGTAGCATTCCTCCTCGATTTCGAAGACTTTAGCTGCACACTGCTTAGTAACAAAGTACAATTCAACCTCTCCCTTGTTAGGTAAAGGCAGGGCACTGCGTGTGGTTTTAAACCGAGCGCAGTTAGATTTTGTGCTTAAGAATATACCAGAGGTGGTATCATTATGCACATGGAAGGCCCTTTTTACAGCATCTGGTTGAGTTCCAGGCTGCAGGGGTTCTAGCCGGGCGTCACTAGAACCCGTTACTCGTTTAAATAAGCCGAATTCTGCAGACTAGATCCACAGGTGCAGTCATAATTGACCCACCGTTGACAAGAACTGCATGGCTCATGAGTCAAGGCGAAGGAAACAGGTTCCTTATCTTTGTCGATGTGAACAAAGCGGCCTTTGTAGGGGCACCGTCCATCAACACCAGGATGTGGTATATGAGCACGGCAATAAAGACAAATTGAAGCACCACCATAAGAATACTGATGCTCATTAGGTTGTGGTTTAGTAGTAACTGCAAATCCAGGACCCATAGTAGCAATCATCTGAATACAACCCTGTATAGGAGACCCACCATCAGCAAGATGCTTAAGGTAGGCTGTCTTAGGGTCTACAGCGAAAGCCAAATAGGTCAAAAGAGAGGCATTTTGCTGGTACTCAATTTGAGTGCCACTTGCCTGAAGGATAGTAGTTTCAGAGATGTGGCCAATAACCATACCTCTGTTGAGTGAACTAATATTCTGAATAAAATAGAGATAGACAACAGACTGTTTTCCACCTACGGTATGTGCGAAGCGCATAGGAGGGTCCAAGTTAAGGACTGTCTTACCGGTCTCAGTAAGGCAGGTCACAGTCTTAAGATTGTCTTTAGTTGATGTAATGGCAACCAAAATCTTCTTACCGGTTCTAGTAACATAAAAAGATTTTACAGTGGATTCATTGCCATTGAAGTCCTGAGCTGTGTTCTGAGCAGTGAAAACATTGCGCAAACATAGCTCATTGTTTTGCAACTGGGGCACACCTTCCCTAACAGTCTCAACGACCACAGGGAATTCTTCTGGTACGCCTTCAATAGGTGCATTATCTAAGGAGAGTTTCTTCACAATAGTGTAGCGAACTCCCTTATGTATAAGTGTGTTGCCCTCTACATAATGAGAGTAGCTATCCTTATCGTTAAAAATAACTTTAAGGTTATCATTAGAAATTCCAACTACAGCATGTATTGGCAAGATTTGTGCCTTAGCGCACTCAAACAGAGCTTTTACCCTATCTGAGTCAAGACGTCTAAGCATATGGTAAAGCATTGCAGTAAGTCCAGAGGTTAGCTTAATGCGACGATCCTCAGCACGTTCTGCAAGATACATAGACTTCATAGCAGCATCAGCAAGCTTTTCAAGCTTACGCTGAGAAGCAGCCTCACGCTCCCATTCCGCCTTTGCAATGTTAACAGCTTTAAGCTTTTTCTTTTGCTCCTGCGGAGATTCGTTCATCTCAACAGATCGTTTATAAATAGCATCTGCCTCCTTATAAATTCTATAAGAATCCAGATTAATGTTGATATCGGCAACAGCCTGAACAACAGCTTTGTTCTCAAGCAAGTTGTCAAAATAGGTATTAACATGTTGAGCATTGGCCGCATCAGCTAGATAAGCATCTACCTGATCAGTTGGCAAGAACTCAATTATGTGAGAAAGAAGTTTCACAAGTGCTACCTCAACCTCCTCATAAGTGGTGGCTTTAAGGGTATCATTGTGGAGTTTCACAATCTTTTTGCAAACAGCGTGCTTGTTTGTGACGCCAGCCTTTTCGAGAAGGTTAGCAACAACAACAGCAGTAGCTTTTGCATCAAGAATTTTGTTTTGAACAGTAGAAACAGCAATGTTACGGTTTCCACCCAAACCAAGAAGTCTAATGTTGGCTATAAGCACCTCAAACGCATTACGCGGTGGGGACATCTTAACTGCCATCATGTACTTAAGTTGCTCTACAGACACCATATACTGGTATGTGCCCATAGGTACAGTTGTGAACCGATTTGCAAGCCACATAAGGCCAAATCGAACACATATGACATAGCCAATGACGTTATACGCCAAAACACGAATAGCTAAGTCAGGCATGATAATGGGCAGAGTTACGCGACCAGCTAGCCACCAGCTAAGAGCAGCCAACAAAGGATGACTGGTTAGCATTGTGAAGGCTGTGAAGAGTAGTGATTCTGTCCAGGGTTTATTAAGCAGTTTGTACGCAATGTGTGCAACATAACCATATTGAAACCACTGCATGCAAAAAGATAAGAATGAAGTTGCTCTATACCGGAGTGTTTTCAACGTATAGTTGATTGCAAGTCCAGCATAGATCAGCATATAAAGAGCAACAGTGTAACCATACAGTCGCTGAGCAATTGGGGAACCGAATATAGTTTCGTAGCAGGTGCGCAGAAATGTGTTCGGTATCCAAAAAGTGTTAGCATTTACAACCATCATCAAAAGTGACGGAAGCAAATATGTAGTGGTAAACACAACAGTGTGTTTAATGGTTAAAGTCAACAGGAATGCCACAACAGTGAAGCATGGCAGTACTATTGGGTACAAGTGTACAGGGAAAACATGCATGGCAGCGAGTAGCATGGTAATAGCCATAAACAAGAAGTGGAAGAACCACGTACAAGTTTTCTTAACTACTCCTGACTGCAATGAAATTGGAGCCTGATTGTATACCATCTCTGGCGTCCAATCGCACTCGAAATCATAAGATCCCATAATACAAGCACCATCTCTATTGGTGGTTAGCTGTATAATGGTATTGAGGATACGTTCTACAGGGACTCGAGCAGTTTGCGAGAGTCCCATAATGTAGGACATATTAGTTTGTTCACATGGGAAGTTAGCAAAGGAATTGTTAGCAGCCCATGAGTTGAAATCCTCGATACTTATCTGAGATTGTGCCAGCCATTTTGGTCTAGCATCAACAGTCAGTAAGTGTGCATATAATTGAGCAACAACATTATCAGTGTAATACTGGAATGCTGTTTGCTGCTGAATAACTTCCTCATCCACATAGGGGCCATAGAAGTTACCTTCAAGATCTGTACCACTATGAGTTTTGTTGTTAAACTCAATGTGGTGCATGTAATGTAAGTAGAGTGTTTTACCCTTAAGAGTGTAACCCACACTACCACAAGCTCCGTTAAGGAAGCTTGCATAAATAAGATTATTAAGTTGGAGGACCACGTGATAGACATGCCGTACAATGCCATCATAAGCACAAGCAATTGTCATCGATGATCCTGGTTGGAGCCTTTCAAACTTATAGTCTGGAGTGGCTGTGTTGTTGGTATGAACAGTTAACTGGAGGAGAGCTCCTACCATCTTAACTGATTGGACATTTAGCTGAATACCCTGTATTGGACACTTGACTATAAAGTCGCGGCAATCAGCAATTGAGACCATGTGAGTCCACTGGTCACCACGGAATTTTCCAATTACATGGCGTGGGCAGTAGACAACATTCTTAAGCCAGATGCCATTCAATGCAGATCCATTGTAGACAACTGAGACCATACATCGCTCAACTACACCTGAAGGGTGCAGGAGGATTTTGATACCTGCTTGCAGCTTGGTCTTAAGACTCTGAACAACTGCAAATTTAGGTGGTGTGTACAACTGTGAACCGCCTCCTTCACGAAAAGATGACAAAGCCTTGGCAAGAAATGCCATACAGACCTTATCATAATCCTTATCAGAAGCAGTACCAGAAAAGTATTTGTACTTGTTGTAAGAGGCCAGATACTGGTCAAATTCAGCACCAGCAAGGTCTTTAAGCAACACGTACTTTTCATTGTCAATGACAAAAGTAGCTTTAGCTGCGTCTAAGAAGGAAGAAAATTTCCCAGCTGTCTTAGCTACAGTATGAACATAGGTGTAGAGAAAGTAAATAATGCTACACACAATGAGCGCAAGCAATTGCATGTTACTCACGTGCGGCACGATCACTACAGCGAAGTAAAACAATGCCACATTCCTCTTAAAGGAGGGGAAAGTAAGGACAAAGTAAAGGTAGATTGCATAATAGAAAATTGCGAAGACAAGGCACTTGTACATAAGTGCAATGCCCACAATGTTGACAAGAGCAAGACCACAAGTGTACATAACAAAAGTTGTGTACTCCTTGAAGAATCGCTGAACTGCAAGAACAGCAACAACGCATAGTATGATCACAATAGTAGATCCAAGCAATGCAGCTGTTGATGTAAAGATGTGAATACCAGATACAGTGCCCAAAACGAGGTTTGAAAACAACTGCAAAGAGGTATCAGCACAGTATACACCGGGTTTAACATTTTCACTATACGGAAATTCGTCCGTAAATGAAATGCAAATACCAGGGTTAGTATTAAAACAATGCCCCATACGGCAATAGGAATTGCTAGTATAGCGCACAATATGTGGATAGAACATTATCTGCTCTGGTATCTTGAAAGGAACAAGATCACCATTAATGTCAATAGCCTTATACTCGACGTGCGGAAGCACATCAGAGTAAAGCTTATGTTCAGTAGGAACAGTATCATAGCAATAGAGTTGTCTAGTGTCCTGATACTGTAAGAAGGTGCACTTTGCGTTAAAAAGTGCAGGAGAATTAAAATAGGAGGTACCCACAACAACTTCATGTTGAGTGTATCCTACTACAACACGCTTGCCTAGGTTAAAGAGATTTGCTGTCTTGAGTGACAACGCATCCCTAACCATAGACTGACGCTGATGGGTTTCATAAAGAGACTGTTCATAAATGTTAAGTATGAGACCGTCTCTATGAATGACACCTGCTGGAATTCCAGGAATAGAGTGCGTCGTTACTTCAACAACTCCCACAACAACTGGACAGTCAGGTGAATTAGTGTAAGGTGCTTGAATGAAGCTATCAAATGCCAAAAACTTATTTGCAAAGCACTTGTCATTTGAACGAACAGTATCCAAGACTCCATCTCTAACAACGTAGAAGGTAGAGGCGCGGATATCAGATTTAATCGTAGGCACTGTATTAAGCGTAATTTGACTTGCCAAAAAGCCAAAAGCCATAGCAGCAAAGTACACAATAGCAAGTGCCAGGATAACACATAAAATTTTTTGACGCATGGGAGGTGCACCAGCTTTGATGCGAGTCAAGGGCTGTGTTGCAATATTCCCACGCATAACAAGTGTAGATGGAGTAACGGCGCATGTAACACCATTACGTGAAGCAGCATTAGCAATCACACGTATAGCCTGCTGACTAAGACGTGTAACAAGGCTAGCTGAAAGAACAACACCAACATTAGTGCCCTTGAGATTGCCTTTAGCACAACCACTCTCCAAAATGGTAGACTGGTCTTCTGCATTGAGGGTTGAAAAGTCAAAGGCGTAATGTGGTAATATATTGTTAGGGTTGTCAATTGTAAAATCAAGACCGCGCTGGACAGCCAGAACAGCTGCATTAATAGCAGAGTCACTAGCTTGGCCATTGGTCGCTTGCTTAATGTCTGTAAAGATGTCACCTGTGGGTGTGATCTTTGCAACTGGGTAATACTTCTCAATACGAGAAGCAACTTCCTGATAATTATCAATGGGTCTAGAATAGGCCTGATCAATGATAATTATAGTACGTTTAAGGTCCATTGACAAAACCACAGCTAATTCTTTAGCTGTCTTAAGACTACCTCTGTTGTCAAAGTCTGCCGCGATGATAACATCGGGAGTGTATGAAAACAGTGGAGTAGGCTTAAGTAGTTGGTCAACGGTACGGATATCAGAGTATTTTGAAATGCACACATGCGCATTTTGGTTATGCATTGCGCGAGCAACGACAACATCAGTTTGGCACTCAACATCTCTAGCAAGTAAGAATGCTGGTGCTGTTGGTTTGACACTAAGCCTGGTAGCTCGTGAGAGCGACTCAATAGCTTCTGTCGGGATGAAAGTGCCGGGTGTTTGTAGAGAGCAGTCCTTGCAATAGAAGTTGTGTTCTTTACAAATTGTAAACCCGCCATTTGTTTCAATAACAGATGGGTATTTCCTGCCCTGAACAACAGTCTCAACTGTTATAGTAGGTGGGGTACGAAGTTTAGCACATACCATACACGTTGGAATTTTACATCCATGTGTGAGATGGCGGAAAAACTTCATTACCTTATAAAAGTAGTACACTGAGAAAGTCATCATCAGCGCGGACTGATAATCTATCAAAAGTGTACCATAAAATGGTATTTGCACACCATASAAGTTCACAAAGAAAGTAACTATTAGCGTGCCCATGACAAGAGTCATGTTAGCTAATAGTAGTATTAGTGAAAGCGCATAAACAGTGTAGTCAGTGGTCTGAAGGGGCTGCTGATTAACACGTAAATGCGGATACAAATGTAAGGAGTCTTGACCGTCAAAACAGGCTTGACAAACCAAGTCACCTGCACAGTAAGAATTATAATCAAAGTGTTGCGTGGCATTGTAATTACAAGGCCAGCCAGTTTTTGCATACAAATATGTGCCAATTGTATAGCCTGAATTAAGCAGACTAACTACAGCTGGTAACATAAGGAATGGTGCTAAAGAAACAAAAAGTGTCTGGGCTGAATAATACAGACCAAGACAAGTTTTGTGTACAGTGTTAGACGATGGGAGAACCGTTCTAACAAATTTACAGGTAAGATCGATTGACAACCTTATTGCTGAGTCAAGAGCACCAATCTCTACAAGGTAATTGTAGAAACGGGTCAAAAGCGAAGCACTGACAAAGACAACTTTACCTGCCTTACATAGTGCTCTACCCAAAACACTCCACGACTTTACGAGGATGAATTTGGGTTTACGAATCCAAAGATCCAAAATGTCCAGATAATCTGGGTTTTCTAGAGTCTCAACGTGTTGGTTAGCCTTAGGTTGTAAGGCCTGTACAGGAGGTGGGTCCAAATGGAGCACACTATCCTGCGGCAGTTCTTCAACATTGAGAACTTCAAAGTCATTTTTAGTAGGCAGCGCAACCACGTCCTCGACAAGTTGAGGCTTAGGCACGTCAAACCTATGATAAGTAGCTACAACATTAGCTTTAGTGTCATAGCCATTAACTGTTTTCTTGCCATTAGTGTACCAGCAGTGAGCTGCGGCAAATTTAATGGCAGGACCGGTAGGTTCATCTGCAGAAGTACCAATTGCAACTGCACCTTTTCCACTCTGGGGTGTAAAGGGAGTCCACACATCACACTTCATGCAGTAGACCTTTGGTTGTATTGGGTCATATTCACGAGCTACTGAAATAACACCTGTGTGGTTAAAGTAGGTGTTACAACAGGCTGTAGTTGCTGAAAATGCTGCGTCAGAGTTACTAACGAGCAAAGAAATAACTTGCTGTGGACAACCCATCTCACCAACACGACGGTTAGTGGATGCGTAGATCCAAGCAACAAATCTGTTTGGATTACCATTGAGATACTCCCTATAGAGAGCATCAATAGCAGGTCTAAGTTGATAAGCAGTGTTTTGAAACAGGTTTACACCTGCACTAACAAAACAATTGTTATCTTTTTGTTTTAGATGCATCAACCCGTTCGTACGACTCACAACCCATTTATGGTGGCAAGTCTTCAGGTAGACGCAGTATTGCTGAAGGTTAAGGTCAAGTTCCTTGGCTTGGTTCTGAACTTCTTCAGTAACCTCAAGGTAGATTTGACCGGGTTTTGGTTCTTGAACAAAGTCCTCACCATCAAAGAGATTGGCTTCTAACACTCCCTGGGGTGTAAGGGCCTTGGTGGTAACTTGATCATAATCAGTAGTGGTGCGTACAATGGTCCTATTGAGAGCATCCCACACCTGCAAATGGTTTTTGTTCATAGTGACAAGGGTCACACGACCTATGTCACTTGGACATGCTTTCCTGAACGCATCCAGAGAGTGGACTGGGTTGCATCCAAAGATACCAGCACCTAGTATAGGTATAACATAGTGTGCTGGTTCAGTAAGGATACTCTTGTAAGCTTGATACAGGAGTTCTTGTACATTAGGGTCAGAACCTTTGGGTGGCACTACATGCAAGATGCAGGCTACACCAAGTTTCTTGGCATCAAAAGAGTCCGTGGTAAGCGGTCCTGAGATAGGAGCCACACTATTACAGTACTCTTGATATTTTGGACCAGCTAATTTTGCAATTGCACGGGCAGCTCCACCGCCATTTGTTAATTGCGCATTAGCAGGGTTGACTAGGACAGAATTGTCAAATTTAATACTCGCCAATTCACCAACAACTAACTCAACCTTAGTCGGGCTGGGTTGTTTAATGGCTTCAGGTGGCAAGTTATTATCGAGTGTCAGAGGTGTGTTAACGATGGTAGCTAGAGTTGTCTCAGGCTCATCGCCTACATCAGTACTGTCCGTTATAATTGTTGTATCATCATATACAGCAGGATCTTGTGGATCATCAGACTCAGCATCAACAAATGACTCGTCGAACGAATCGTCAGATTGTGTAACTGACTCTGTGGATCCTTCGTTAATAGTCTCAAGTTTTTCAGACTTAAAGTACTCCTTTATAGTAATAGTCTGTGGTTTTAAATCCGCAGGTGTTACTGGTACTATAGGAATAATAATTTCATCATCAGAATCAAACTCCCCCTCATAGGAGCGGAGTTCATGTTCTGGTGTTGATTCTTGTAATTGTTCCTCATCAACCACAAAGGTGGTATCAGAAGGTTTGTCTTCAACAGCCTGGTTTGCTGTTTCGGTTGGTCGTTCAACATCCACACTCTCTAGTGTTGGATGGACCTCAGGATCCGGTACTGAGTCCCCATTTGGCTTCTTTTCCGACGCGCTGTCGTCAATCCCAACATTGCCGACTGGCTCTGGTTTAGGATAGACGTCAACGCTAAGTACTTCGTCGCTGCTGGTCTTCCGTTCCTGGATCTTGAGTAAAAATTTATCAACATCAGGAAGTTCCCACTGTTGGGGAATTACTCCTTCTGTGTCTTCGTCGGCTTGAGGACAGTCGTAATCATCGTCCTCAATACATATTTCATCACCACTATCATCTTCACCTTCCATAGCCTGAATATACAGGCTCAGGTGATCAGGGATGTGGTATTGTGCGAGTGGGAGGTCATCATGGTCAGAAAAGACTTGATAGTCTTCAGGTAGATCAATGGTTTTCTCCGGAAAGTGGTCTGTTATAGCATCTGCAAGTGTATCGACAACCAACGTCGCAATTTGACGCGGTGTAGAATCACCTGGAGCCACTAGTTGGTTAAGCTCATATGCAGCGAGTGTTTCGTTGATTTGAGCATTAGTCTCATCATCAAAGAGGTCGCAGTTGAAGCTTATAAAAAGCTCATCCGAGCCTGCTTTGAATCCTGGAAGAGAGGCGTGCGTACCATCCGATGGGTAGAACGCAGTGCCATCAGTAGCCATTTGCAGTACAGTATTACCAACAACGACATCAACAGCCTCTAGAGCTCTAGTAGGCTTAGTGTCGGTTTGCTGGAGTGCTTCATGTACTACAACTTTGGATGTTGTTACATCTACTGGGTACTCAGGCTCCACATCAAAGATGTACTTTGCCTTATTGAGTATCTTAGTAGTTGCCTTTGTGAGAAGAAAGGTGCCAGTGCTGGTAAACATAAGCATGCGATTACCAACAGTGTAAATTGCAAAACCAGCAACTTTCCGAAGGAAAGGTGATATAAAATCACAGAATGGCTGGAAAAGTTTAGCTATGACACTTGTAGTGTCGACAATAAGCTTACCGGCACGGTAAACAAATTGTATGTTAGTGATACGTGTCGCCACATCCAGGGTAAGATCCTGGAGTTCACGAATGAGTGCAGTGACAACACCACTTATTGCAGTAAAGTTATCTGCAAGGTTTTGCAGAAAACTTATAAATGCTGATAAAGCTTTGGACACGCGGATCTTCAAACTGGAGAAGGAACGCTCAATGATAGCCCAAGATTGAGTTTGGAAAACCTTATAGAGCCTACCTACCTCAGGGGTTTCAAAGCATTTAAGGTATTCCTCATCAGTAGCCACGATGACATCCCCAGGTTTAGACGGGCCAATTTTGACCGTCACAGTTGGAGATACTTCATAACTCTGGCAATCAGTAATTTCAACACTTGAATCCGAAGTACGGTTCAAGAATTGCTGAAGTTGTATGAAGGCTAGCAGAACATCATCAGGTTGAGCATGGAAGACTACATTGAGCTTCTTAGCCGCAGTGCCCTGCTGCTTAAGTGCAATACCAATAACACCACCCTTGACTTTGGGAAAGTAAAGGGGTGGCGAATCAGTGGTCTTAACATAGGTTAGAGCTCCAACCTTAACCTCAGTGCCAGTCACTTGATCAACAAGCAGCTGCTGATAGTCAGGGAGAAGGTTGACATCCTCTGTGATTTGCTTGCCTTTAGTGGCAGCAGACAGAGGCTTAGTTGCAATTGCTTCAGCCTTACCATCGGTTACCTTAATAGTGGCACGAGGGTAGAGGTAAAAGTTTGAGTATTGCATTGCTCCATTAACAGTGGTAGCCTTTGCCATAAGTGCGGCAGTAAAAGTTACGCCAACAACCTCATTACTGAGAGTTAGATAAGCGTCCTTATGAATAAGTGAGACAGATCTCGTGTCAGCAAGAGATGTACCAATTTTAGCCGTGTACGCCAACTCAAGGGCAGTATTACGAGCTAACTCAGCAAGTTCCTTGTCCTCAATTTTAACCAATCGGCCAAAAAGAGCAAAGGCAGCGAGTGTGGACACCTTTGGAGGGCAAAAACGAATCATTGCCCTCAAAACGGCATCAGAGTAGTCAAGTTGAGTGGCTTTGAGTGCAAAAGCATTCTTGGAAGTTGTCCATTCAGCCGAGCGAGCCTCACAAACCAGATTACGAATTGATCGCAAGGTGGGTTGAGCTCCAAAGACATTCTCAAAGTCAGTAAGAGAGGTTTTAGCACTAAGAACCTGCACGCCAGGCGGAGCCTTGGTGGCATAGAGGTTATAGTTGCCAAGGTAAGTAGTAACCTTAGGGTGACCCTCTTCAGCAGCTGCAACATGAATGAAAAGTTGCAGAGGTGGTGGTACATTTTCAGGCAACGCAATAGCGTCGCGCTTGGACTTGTTCTTGGCCATTTTACAGCTATATCAGGCACTGAGCCGCAGAATAGGATTCCACGCTCCTATGGGTATCACACTTGCGCAACACAATACGCCCAGATCAGATCACTTACACCTAGTGACTAGTGGCTATCCCGTGGAGGAAACGCCTTAAGAGTCACCCGGTAGGGGGTTTTATCCTACCTAGGCTCGGTGCAAGGAGTGCTATGCTGGGTAATGTGTCCGCTGACGGGCGGTGCAGACCGGTGTGACTTAAACCCTACGGTAGTCAGTGCTGTCTATAGAAGTGGTGGATGGTCAGAGGAACGGTAAGTAGCTTARATTTTGTGCAAAAACCACAAGCCGCTAATGCCCACACAAAAGAGCCTGGGGAAACTCCAACCTGAATGGCTGGTTTCCAGGTAATCTAATGGTGAGCAAGCGCAAAAGCGCCCCTAGAAAGGGTAGCCAACTTGGTGGCAGACGCACCTGGATTGGTGTCGGTAGAGAACTAGCGAAGCTAGGGAGATAAAATTATAGACTAATGCTATAATTTTTATCTTTAGTC